CTTCGCCTGATTTATATGACATGATGCTGAGATAGTATGATATGGTCGCATCCTTACTTGCATAGACCAGCGACTCTATCAGGTCAGTGTACTCTTCATCTTTGAAATGTTTGATTATGCTCACTTTTGTTCTTACCCATCCTCTCAATTAATTCATCTTGCGCCACAAAAAGTAGCGCACCTGTAATCAAAACTAACAACCCTGCAAGTATAATAAATATTGTTATCATTTACCCTCAGTGTAAATGTTGGTGAGGATTTGTCTAAACTCTTCTATCTTTTGTCCACGCTTTGGCCAATAGATATAATCTCTGGTATCTGCATCCTTCTCCAAGTTCGTAAGAAGTGGAAGGATAGCGTTGTACAGTTTCTCTAACTTCTCCAAGTTGTCAGCATTGGTTGCTTTCTGTTTCTCTATCTGGTTGAACAGAAGATCAGTCTCTTCTTGATGGTCAGATTTGGATTGTTGAATGAAGTCTAACTCTTCAACGGTTGTTGCTGTGAACCCAAAGTCAAATGTGTCGTTACTCATGCTAACTCCTATGCGCGGGTCTTTGGGAATACTTTTTGAACAGGTTCCGTGTCAAACTCTTTGAACTCTCCACCACGATTCAAGCACCCGCCCATAACTTCTGCCAACATTTCTTGGAAGTTTGTCAAATCAATAACGGTGAGAGAACTTTCTGGATACATCTCATCCTTGTAGTAAAGGCGTTTGCCATCAATCATTTCGTTGACTAATTCTTTGTATACGAGGACACCAAAGGTATAGAGGTCTGCTGATTCTAGGGCGACTAACTGACCCAGCATTAGTTGGGGACGGACATCGTTATTATCAACTATCCACAGTGAATCGACTTCAATATTCTTTGTTTCCACATCGCTTGATGGGAACCAAGACAACACACCCAAGTACAAGTTGGTGCAGTTCTTCTCGCCCTCCAAATATCCCATTATGATGGACACCACATTATCTTCATCGTTTGCAATCAACCACTCTTGATTATCCAAAGTCTGAACTATAAATGGGACTGGTTTTGGGGGTGTAGTCGCGTTAGCATGCAAGGCAGTGCCAAGTAGCAGTGCGAGTGCTGTCGATTTAAACATGTTCATACTTTACTTCCTTTATTACTCAATTTCAATACTCTATTATAAGCATTCAGTGTCAGATGTCAAGGGGTAAAACTTCACTGAAATCAATGACTTACGAGAGGATATGGGGCATATATGCCCCATTGCTACTATACTTCTCTCTTAACCTTTATCAAGGTCAATACTTGCATCACGATAGTGGGAACGATAAAGAACTGCGTGATATGCCCAACGACATATGCCCAGTCTTTACCACCGAAAAAGGGACTCTCTTTCAACATAAAATCTGGGAACAAAACCCGCAAGTTCTCGACATCCATATTGGTGTAGGAATGGGTCACTTGCATTAGACACCACCATAGACGAACACCTGCTTCTCCTGGTCCGTCTGTTGCGATGTAGGACTTTTTTGCTACTCTTAGTCTTTCTTTATAATCGCTCATAGTTATTATCCTTTAGAATGCTACGTTTGATACTTATCTCTGTAATCTTTCACTGCTGCTTTGATTGCATCTTCTGCTAGCACAGAGCAGTGTATTTTCACGGGAGGAAGGGTGAGTTCTTCTGCAAGTTCCATGTTCTGGATGCTTGATGCTTGGTCAAGGGTCATCCCTTTGACTTTCTCGGTTAGAAGACTGCTTGATGCTATTGCAGAACCACAACCGTATGTCTTGAATCTTGCATCAACTATGATGCCGTCATCATTAACCTTTATCTGCAACCTCATCACATCACCGCATGCTGGCGCACCTACCATGCCAGTGCCAACTGAGTCCAGTTCCTCGCTCCAACGCCCCACGTTTCTTGGGTTGTTGTAGTGGTCGATAACTTCGTCAGAGTATGCCATTAGAATGCTATGTTAGTTACTACTGAAACGACTGGTTGAATTGCCATAAACTTCATGAAGTGAGCGGTGCTTTGCAGCATGTAGTCAGTGATCTTCGCAAAGATATTTTTCAGAAACGCTTTTATCTTGTCAAACACGTTGCTAATCATACCTTCGTTCAGGTTGGGGTTGTTCTCCAGTGCATCAAACTCTTCGGTCAGTTTACCGACAATTAAACCAACAACAGACCAGTATCGATACTCACCTGTTTTAGTTTCTTTGCCGTCTACCTTCTTCTTCACTGATGTACTCTTGAATCGGATAGACAAGTCCATCTTTCCTGCAATCTTAGAGACATATGATTTATCAGTGACCTTATGCAAACTACAGTTTGTTCCATCAAAGTCGCATACCAGAAAGTGTGAACACGTTGCTGCGCTGTTGGCAAACTTAACATCACCCGACATTGCTTCAAATGCAAATGCGTTAGCGAACTCTTTGTTCTTAGTAAAGAGTGTGCCTAACTCTTTCATCATTTCTTTATGTGCTTTGTCTGCTGCCATTACCATCTTGTCTTTGCCTTTGGCAACTTCTTTCTTCAGGTTACCCTTGGCGACTGATGCTGGTGCAAGACCTTCGAGCATCTTTTCAATCTTCTTGACAACTGTGGGTGCGATGCTGCTCTTAGTTGCTTCCAGTGCTGCGTTAAAGGTGGCGGTGGATTCGTTGCGACCTCCACTCATCAACTGTGCCTGACTACCAGACTTCAAACTGATTCGTGCCTTACCAATCATAAAGTCGGTCTTCGGTGTCTTGGTAGACCCTGGCACTTTCCCAGGCCAGAAGGATGCCCACTCAGCAGAGACAGGATAGTTATCTGCACCAAGAACTTTACCCTTACCACGCATGCCATTCTTGGCGAGAAATTTAGCAACCTTAACACCTGCTTCCTTATCGATGTCGTGCTTGGCGTTACCTTCAGGTTTACCGTTAACAGCAGCGATGATTACTTCTTCCATCGACTCACCGCGAGAACGTCCTTCAGCTAGAACTTCAGTAAACTCGTTGAACTTATGCATGATTCTGTTTCCTAGTATTAGTTTATGTGTTTATTTATACTAATCTGTCGTACCATCTTCATAAGTTCCGCACCAAGCACAGGGTTCTTCCTTACCAATCATCAGGATACCATTGTAACGACAGTTATGCTTCCACATATCCTTCGAACCTTGGTTAGATTCCCCGACTATCTCTAAAAGCATTTCGGGTTTCTTGTTATCTTCCATTGATTTCCCCTAGATTACAATGCTGCTTGTTGCCTTTAACCAACCGTCTGCCACTTGGTCGTGTGCAGGAATGACCGTTAGGATGCAAGACTTATTGAACTCGCCTCGGTGCATACCTTGTGCGCCTGTCATGCTGATTCCTGGGGCAAATCCACCACCAGCATTATCATCACCACCTGGGACAAACAATAACGGAGACTTCAACATAATTGTCATATCGGTTTCACTTGCAACACGACCAACAATTTCCCCACACATAGTTACCAATGTAACAATCTCTTCTTCTCTTCCACTCATTTTACTTTCTTCCTCGTTTATATCCGTTACCCTCGTATCGGGCAACTTCTGTTGCGGGAACCCGTATTGCTGCTCCCTTTTCCTTACGCATCCAAACAGTGTTTGAATGCACATTTCCTTCTTTATCTTTCAATGCCCACTTCGGAGGATTTTTCTCCCACGCTGGAACATCACCATTTTTTTTCACATCTGGAATCCTTCGGTTGATATCCTCTTCCCTGTGGACGTATTATCAAATACTGGACCCGTATCCTGTTGTTGCGGGACATCATTGACCAGACCTATGTCTGCGTTCTCTACATTATATAGTCTCATTTTACTTCTGTCAACACCCATCACAAACCTCTTGTTCTGGTTTGGATCAGCGTAACGATTCTTCAACTGCTTGACCATCACCTGATTGAGTGCGGTCAACTCATCATTCGCAATCAGTGCAAGCATCAAGTCAGCAGTTGCAGGAAGACCAAATGATTCTGATGTGTCTTCAAGTCCTGGGTCACTGCTACCATACCCTGTTCGTGTTGTTTGAGTAGCACTCATTATTGGAATGTTATACTCTACTGCAAGTCCTCGCATCTCTTCAGCGATTGCCTTAATATATGAGTAGGTGTTCACATTGCCACCAACCTTCATCCGTGAAGATGAACAAATATTCAGGTAATCTATAAACACAATGTCTGCGGTGAACTTCTTCTTCAACTTCAACTCATTCATCAATGCGCGGAAGTGACCAGTGTGTGCTTGTGCTGTTGGATATTCCTTGATGATTAGTTTTCCGTGTGTTTTAGCAGCAATCTTGTCTATCTTACTAGTGTACATATCCTTTGACAAAGTTTGTATCATATCCATAGGCGTATCAAGTAAGTTAGCATCAATACGTTCTGCAATAGATTCTTCTGACATCTCCAAAGTTATGTACAACACATTCTTACCCGCACTCATTGCTGCGGCAGCAGCATGACACATAAACAAAGACTTACCAGCACCAGTGCCAGCGAGTATGATATTGAGTGACTTGTTCTTCAGTCCACC